CACCACTCCGACCGGAAGCGCCGGCGTTGAACTACTACAACGAGTTCGACCCAGACGCCGCGCAATGGCTGCGCAATCTGATCTCTGCCGGCTTGATTCCAGCCGGCGACGTGGACGAGCGATCAATAGAGGATGTGAGGCCAGCGCGAATTGCTTTTGTCCCGACTGAAAGGACGCACCGGGACTCGTGGCATTGCGGACTTGGACACATTTGGTTGATGAGCAGCATGACCGACATCCCGCGCCCCTACGCCCACATGCAGGCCGACGAACTGGCCGACGAGATCACCGTCGCGCGCGAGTGCATCCAGACCACCAGGGATCTGCGCCTGCGCAAGCAGATGCAGGCGAAGTTGGCGGAGCTGATTGCGGAGGAAAACCGCAGGTTCACAGAGGGACTGCCTTTCTAGGCTTCAACGCTCCGCAGGGCCGGCCAGCCCGTTGCTTGTTTCCGTCCAGGCGACAGCGGAGCACCTACATGACGACGGATTGGAGGCGGAATATGGACGCTGAAACAGCAAAGAAAAAAGGCATCGGCGACGCGCTTTGCAATGCGCTGTCCTTGCTGATCCAAGCGCAAGAGGAAATGCAGCGGGCACACTCTGCGGCCTGCTACATCAGCGAGCGCGACTCGCGCATGTATTGCTTCTCCATCGCCACAGCGATGAAACAAGCGCATGAGCTTTCGGTCAGTCTGCGGGCGATTGAGTGATGGATTACTCGGACTTTCTGAAAATGAAAGCACATCAGGGAGCCGGCTGCGGGTTCTCGCCGACGTACCTTCCTGGTTTCCTATTTGACTTCCAAGCGGCGCTGCTGGAGTGGTCAATAATTCAGGGTCGGGCCGCGCTATTTGCTGACTGCGGGCTAGGAAAGACTCCGATGGAACTGGTGTGGGCTGAGAACGTCGCTCGACATACCGGCGGCCGCGTACTGATCCTTACTCCGCTTGCCGTGACGGCGCAGATGGAGATCGAAGCCGAAAAGTTTGGCATTGGTGCGAAGGTTTCACGCGACGGCACTGCACATCGAATCACGATCACGAACTATGAACGGCTGCATTACTTCAAGCCGTCCGATTTTTCGGCGTGCGCGTGCGATGAGTCATCCATCCTCAAAAGCTTCGACGGCAAGCGGAAGGGCGAGATCACACAGTTCATGCGGAAGATGCCGTTTCGGCTGCTGGCGACCGCAACAGCCGCGCCGAACGACTACATCGAGTTGGGCACGTCATCCGAGGCGCTGGGATATCTCGGACACATGGACATGCTCAACCGCTTCTTCAAAAACGATCTCAACAACAGCGCTACCGGCCGCCATCGTGGCGAGGTGGCGAAGTGGCGGTTCAAGGGGCACGCCGAATTGCCGTTCTGGCGATGGGTTTGTTCATGGGCTCGGGCGATCCGCAAGCCGTCCGACATCGGGTTCGCTGACGACTCTTTCAACTTGCCGCCGCTGCTGGAAAAAGAGCACACGGTGGAGGCGTCAACGCTGGCCGAAGGGATGCTGTTCGCGCTCCCGGCTGTTGGCATGAAAGAGCAGCGCGACGAGCGCCGCAGAACGATTCAGGAGCGCTGCGAAAAGGTCGCCGGACTCGTCAACAACACTGGAGAGCCTGCCCTTGTCTGGTGTCACGGAAATGACGAGGGCGACACGCTGGAGGCGCTGATACCCGATTCCGTGCAAGTGGCGGGGTCCGACAGCGACGACGCCAAGGAATCGCGCCTGTTGGGATTCGCGGACGGCAAGCATCGGGTGCTGATCACGAAACCAAAAATCGGCGCTTGGGGGCTCAACTATCAGCACTGCAACCACGTAGTGACCTTCCCGTCGCACTCGTTTGAACAGTACTACCAGTCGGTCCGCCGCTGCTGGCGCTTTGGTCAGAAGCGCCCGGTGCATGTGGACATCGTTACCACTGAGGGAGAGCGCGGCGTGCTTAAGAACATGCAGCGCAAGGCCGCGCAGGCCGAACGCATGTTTGCGAATCTTGTTGCCGAAATGAACGGCGCAATCGCCATCGACCGCGCATCGAACTTCACCAAATCTCAGGAGCTTCCGCAATGGCTGTGAACTCTCAAGTAATCACCGACCGCTACGCAATCTACAACGGTGACTGCATCGAAGTAATGCAAGCTCTTCCGAAGGAGAAAATCCACCTATCCGTATACTCGCCTCCTTTTGGTGGGCTGTATCACTACAGCAGCAACGACCGCGACCTGTCGAATTGCGACGATTACGGCCAGTTTTTTGAGCACTACGCCTTCGTAGTCCGAGAGCTTCACCGAATCACGATGCCGGGACGCATTACCGCCGTGCATTGCATGGACGTTCCGCGCAGCAACAGTGGCCGCGACAGCTATCGCGACTTCCCGGGCGACATCATCCGTCTGCACGAAGCGGAGGGCTGGGAATACATCGCGCGGCATGCGATTTGGAAAGAGCCGCTTGCCGTTCGCCTACGCACGATGCAAAAGAACCTGGCGCATAAGACGCTGATCGACGACTCAACCCTTTGCGGCGTGGCTGGCGCTGACTACCTACTGATCTTCCGCCGGTCTGGCGACAACCCTGTTCCGGTTTTTCATCCGACCGGTTTGATGGACTACTACGGGGAAAAGCCACTGCCGGCAGATTGCCTTCCGTATCGCGGCTGGACCGGAAAGCAAACAGAGAACCGCTACAGTCAGGCCGTCTGGAGACGCTATGCCTCGTCGGTTTGGGACGACATCCGAATGCACCGAATCCTTCCGTTCCGCGAGGCGCGCGAATCTGACGATGAAAAGCATGTCCATCCACTCCAGCTTGATGTCATCGACCGCGTTGTGGTTATGCGCAGCAATCCAGGCGAAACAGTTTTTACGCCGTTCATGGGCGTTGGCTCGGAGGTCTACAGTCCACTGATGCTCGGTCGACGCGCAATAGGCGCTGAACTCAAGGCAAGCTACTTCCGGCAGGCCGCGAAGAACTGCGAGCTTGGCGCGAAGGGGATGTTCCTGGATGGCGAGTGCGCAGACTTGTTCGCCGGGGTCGATGATGGTGACTTTGACGCCCCGATGCTGGCTGAGTAACGCATCGCCCGCCATTGCGGCGGGCATTGCGCAAGAGTACGATTGATCAGCCGCAACGCGGCAGCCGATGTGAGAGTCGGCCAACCAGGAGCACCGCATGACCATTCCGCGATCCGCCCAAACACAGTGCCGAAAGGCAACGCGACTCTGGCGCGTCTCTCACCTGTGCCTCGGGCGGATCGCCGAGGGGTCAGCATGAGCCGCAAGCCTCACAACGTTCCGCCGAAGCGCAAGAATCGCCCGACGAAAGTCGCTCTGCGCGAGATGGCGAAGATCCGCAAGGTGCTGGGGCTGCCGCGTTTGCCGGAGCCGATCTGAGCATGGCGCGCATTCGCACAATCAAGCCGGAGTTCCCGCAGAGCGAAAGTATGGGTCGCATCAGTCGCGACGCTCGCCTTTTGTTCGTGCAGCTCTGGTGCATCTGCGACGATCACGGGAGGACTCGCGCGGCCTCGCGAATGCTCGCGAGCCTTCTATTCCCATACGACGACGACGCGCCGAGCCTGATCGAAGGGTGGTTGAGCGAGTTGCAGCGCGAAGGATGCGTCAGGCTGTACGAGCACGAAGGGTCTCGATTCCTTGAAATACCTAACTGGTTGAAACATCAGAAGATTGACAAGCCGAGCAAGCCACAATTCCCGGCATTCGGCGAATCCTCGCGAATCCTCGCGAATCCTCGCGAAGATTCGTCGGAGGAAGGGAAGGGAAGGGAAGGGAAAGGAAAAGAGCTTCCGTCTTCGACGGGCGAAAAGCACGCCGAACAGCCAGCGGACCCAATCTTCGGAACAGGACTGGCGCTGCTGGTCCGCAAAGGTGTTCCCGAGAAGTCGGCGAGGTCGTTCCTCGGCATGTTGCGAAAGTCGTGCGGCGATGACCTGGCGGCCGCTGCGCTGCTGGTCCGAGCAGAAGCCGACGACGTTTCAGATCCGGTTGCTTGGCTGACGAAGGCGGCAAAGGCCACGAAGGCTGGGCCGCAACTGTCGCT